ATCCATCGTTTCGTTGTTTGCCAACTGAGGAAACGCAACACGGCTAAAGAACGCTTTGCCCGTGATCGTTCCGCGTGTTACTCCGCTGGTCGCCGTGCTGAGCTGCGGGAGCGTGACGGTCACAGTTGCAACGGTTCCGTCAATTGGCGGCAGTCCCAAGGCGGGGCTAAACCGTACCACGCCACTAATCTCGTTTGGGGTTGCTAAATCGTGCGGGTCATTTCTGGTGAACCCAGTATCCGCCAGCACCGTCACGTCACGCTCGCCAAGCGTCCATTCGCCTGGATTAATCGAAACAACATTCCCAGCCCACGCCGTAGTGATGCCGGTTGTCTGTGTTCCGCCAAGAGTGATCGTGGCCGTGTTGCCTGTTTTGAATCGTGTCCCCGTTGTCATGTTACACCGTTTCCTGATAAGCGATCATATAGTCGAAAATCGTTAAATATCGATGCTCCTGTGATCCATCAGTCGGCCGCTCATCCAGCGTCTGGATGCCTCCTGTGATCATTACAGATTCAATCGACACGCCGCCCATTGCTCCGGTGTAACCCTGTAAATCGCTTGCCCTGACTGCTTCTGCAATTAGGTTCGCACCGGCCCGCGTGGAGGCAAATGCGGTGAACTCGATTCGGCTTCTGGCAATACCAGAAAGCCCGTTGATCAGGTGATCGTGCGTCGTGCTTATCACCGTATAGGTCAACGCACCGCCAGTCTTGATCGTGTATCCCTGCGGTAGAACATCCGGAAATATACGAGTCGACACGAGTGCAGAAACACCCGTATTGGCCGCCAAATATCCCCGAACTGCACTACCAAGATCCGCCATTATTTTGTCATCCGATTTGCTGCTGCTTCGATTCCAGACTTCAAGGTTGAAGTGACGGCCGCTGATGCTGCTGCTCTGGTTTCGTCCGCCGTTTTCTTCACGAACTGATTCACGGCTCGAATTGTTCCAGCATCACGACCCCACAAAACCTTTCGCTTATGATCCTTTGAAAACAGATTTCCGTGTCCGCCACCGTCGCTGTATGACGGCCCTACCAAACCAATCCGGCCAATCAACACACCCAGTTTTTTCTTTGGCCTTACTACTGATCGAATCGTCGTTTTGAGTTTTTTTGCACCACTCCAGCGACGTTTTGTTTTTGTCGATTGCTGCCGGCGTGAACCGTCGCTTTCTGGAGTATTTGCCAGCATCGCTGCTTCAACTGGCACCGTTCCAGCCTGTATTGCGTTCTCAATAACCGTACTTCGAATGATAGATTCCAGTTGCTCTAATTGCTTCAGGAATTTGTTGCCATCAATAAGCTCCATCCCAATCGAAACGCGAGCCATCACAGCACCACCGATTTGCAATAAAGTTCTCGATAGCGATCCATGCCCTGAACTGCTTTGACGTAAACGATCCAGAAACGTTGCCCGTCAATGTCGATCGCCATTTCTGGCGTGTAGCCGTCCCGATAACGCACTGTGAATATGGCACTGATTCCGGCCTCCACTTGTCGCCCTCGTGCTCCTTCACCACCTGTCGTTGGCTCGTACTTCGCTGGCTCATCTGACAACCAAGTGCTAAGCGTCACAACTGGTTGGCCGGCTTCGTCCTGTGTCGTGCCTTCCACGCTCACCGTAATTCGGTGCCGCATCGTTCCAAGTCGAAATTTTCGTTCAGGGCGGAAGGTCATGGATAACTCGCCCTCATTTTCTTTGCGACAAGTGCCTCATACGCCCGTCGCTCGCCAGATGCCGCAATCATGTCGCGGTCTTCAAATCGATTGGCCAAACTCAATTTGATTGCCATGCGGTCAAGCTCCGGACACGCGCGGGAGTCGCTGCCATATCCGGCCGTGTAGGTGATTTTGACGGCTTCGCTTCTGTCCTGAACAGATGGCCTGACGAACGTGTCAAGAAACCTTACTTCGTCTCCGTCCAAGTAATAGTTTGACGATGCGACTGTTTGCGTTGCACCTGCCGTGTCCACGTAGGTGACTGAAGAAATGGCGATTGCCGGTCTGACCGAAAGAACAACCGTTGACAGAAACTTCGGTAGTCGATGCTCCAGCGTTCGCGTGATCAATGCGATTGAGGTGTCTCGTTCCCATTCCTCGCGAGCAGCCGCAATCAGCGAAGCCACCTCCGTGTCGTGACTAACGTCGCTTGCCCCGATGCTGAGTTGAGCCTTGGCCTCTGCGATCGTCACTGGCTCGCTCGTTGGTGGTGTCACTACTCTGACAGTGCTCCGAATCTCCTGATCCTTCACTCTGGTCGTTTGGCTCGGATAGTAATCGAGCCACTCTGTTCCGTTGCAAAACATCGAAGACACCTCCGCCAATCACTTCCATCGGGAAACGAGCCCCAACGCGATAGCCTCGCCAGTCCTGAATTAATTCGACCTGCATGATTCGATCCATTCGTTCGGGTATGCGTGAACCGCCTCGTATGTTTGTGGCTCGACCATGACAACCATTTCTTCCAAGTGTCCTATTCGCGTCTGTGGGTCAAGGTAGACGGTGTTTCCAGCTTTCTCCCACTGCTTCCAAAACCAGATATCGTCATCGATTCGCAGGTCGCCCCACTCTCCGTTTTCGTCCGGCTGTGACCAAAACCACGGCTTCGGGACGTTCTTGAGCTTACGCAGGTCAATCACTGTCAGGCCGAAATGTGCTGTTGATACCTGCAGAGGTTCGCCTGTGACTTCTACTGACGACTTGCCCTTGATACTGGCCAACATGGTTTTGTTGCCCCGCCGAATTTGCATCGATGCTAGTGCGTCAATGTGCGGATTTGACTCCAGCGTTTCGAGCAAACGCATAATGTCAGAATCCGTAAACAGCGAATCACCATCACAGATCACGGCAATATCACATTCCTTTTCAACGGCTTGCTGCAACATCCTTTGCATACACTGCCCATAGAACACGCCTTGCGAGTCCTGCAACGGTATTTTTGCCGCTACAAACGCGGCATCAATGTAATCTCGGCAAAGGCCGTTGATATAACGCGGCGATGTCATCATGCCGCACACTTTTACAGATTTTGAGGTCACTCGTTTGCTCCGGGTGTTTAGGGGTGATTAGCCAATTGCAACAAAATCAGCCTGTCCGGTCGTTCCGGATGGGCTCACGTCCAAAACAACATCAGCTACAGCACTGAGCGAAACCACACTGTTGGTTGTGTGTGTGCCCGGCGTTGCAAACAACCGGATATACCGCTTGCGTGTTCCATCGTTGTTAACGTGGAATTTTGCAACGCGACCTGCTGAAGTGGACAACGTGACAGACAACTGCATCGTGCTGGTGCTGATGTCCGTGAAATCGGTCGTGGTTGTTGTGTCTGATTCTTGAATCTTGACCACAACAGGAGCGGCATTTGTGTTGGCTGCCACTGAGGTTGTCAAAATGATCGTAGCAAAGTCCGCGTGTTTCATGTCTACGATTGTTCCAGCCACTGTTGCTGTCGCGGCAGCCGTCTGGCTTGACAATGCGATGACTGCACTTGTCGTCATGTTCGGTTTCATTTTTACACCTTATGCAAAATTGATTTGTGTGATTTCTGAAAGACCGGAACGCCAGCGAGCCAGCGTTCCGGCCGGGTCCACCCGGAGCGACGAGTGGCTCAATTATTAGCCCATTTGCAGAGCTACGATTGGACCGGCAACAGATGCCGTTCCGCGTTCATGCACGTTGATGTCAAAGCGTTCCGTTACTCGCAACGCCAAAGCGTCTTGGGCAAAGTAAACGGACTCATCAGCTCGCAGCGTGACCCCGCGACGAGTGCCCATCGTGGCAGCCATACTCAGGTCGCCAAAATAGGCAACCTTGACGGTCGTAGCTGCAGTTGATGGCATTGCGTTGATCAATCGGACTGGATAGCCCATGAACTGCAACTGAGAGCCGCCGGCAAGATCACTCACAGAGTTGCCGCCTGCCGCAAACTGCAGCCGGCCTGCTGTGGTGTGGTAAATGCTGTTGTGCATGTACCAAGCTGGCTGAATGCCCGGGAATCGCGGCAGCTTGGCGACGCACGCTTCAAAATGCGTGATGGTCAGAGTTGCGGCTGTGGTGATGCCTGTAGCAGTAGCAATCGAGCCAGCCGCAAGAGCACCATCCAACCCAACAATGCCACCATAGGTGCTGGTGCCATCGCCAAGGAAGCCGCACTGGTCCTCTTTGACCGCAAGAGCATAAGCAAACTCGCGAGCGTAGAAGTCAGCCACAGCGATAATTGCGTCTTCGTTCAATTCGCTGGAAAACTGAGTCATCGCTGCCAGTTTTTTCGCTTCCAACCGAACCTGATCCATTGCCGCATCGGATGCTGTGATTGTGTCATTCTGGCCGACAAAATAGGTTGTGAACCCACTCACGCGGCGAGGAATCAACGACACATCAGACGACATTGGCCAGTTTCGAGCGTACTGGCGAAACTGCCCGTACTCTTCCTTCAGGTCAACCATTGCATTTTCAAGCACCTCCGGAACGAGATAACCGCCTTTGCCGTTATCGTCGCTGGAGCCAGCCATCTGAATGCCATGATCTTTGAGCCACATTTTTGACGGCTCGTGCTTGTTAATTGCCGCCATCAAAAAGCGGCCTGCAGTATAGGCGTTTGCCTCTGCATCCGGCCCTTTGAAATGCTTTACGCTGCCATGACGCTTGGCAGTTGCTGGCACCTTAACGCGAGGCAACTCAGATGACTCTGGCCCCTTGCTTGACTGACCGGTCACTGGGATGCTGCCGATAGAGCGAACACGGGCTGCTGAGTTTGCTTCGACGCGAGCAGCTCTTTTTTCGTCGGCGTACAGTTTCTGCAAAACGCCGGGCTTGTCGTCCGTGCCCTGAATGCGATCGACTTCTGCCGCTTCTTCTGGCGTAAAGTCGCGACTCTCGTCTTTTGCAAGAGCAACGATGGCATCTACTTTTGCTAGTTCTTCGTCGATCTGTTCCCGAATTACCTTGAGACTCCAAATCATTTTTACAGTTCCTTGAATCGGTGTGATGCCGACTCAGGCCATAAAAAAAGCGGCGCAAAAAGTCGGCGAAATGTTTTCGCTTTGACTTTTCCGGCCGCTAACGAGTTGCTCAGAAAGATTGTGTTCGGTGCGGGATTTCTCCCCGCGTGAGTGCATCTAAGCAGATGTGCTCTTAGTTGTCAATTATTTTTTTTCTAACGGCTGAACATCGCCTTGATCTGCTGCAATCGGATTTCGCGCGATGCAATCGTTGCTGGCGTCCGACTTCCTGCCGTTGGCTCGTTGGTCTTTTCGCCTTCCGGCTTGCTGCCATACATCGCCTTTGCAAACTTTGGAGCGTCAACGACAATATCTCCGACCTCTGTCGCAAACCCGGCCGCAACTGCTTCCTGTGCCGTGTACCATGTTTCTGAATCTAGAATCGCCATTATCTTCTTGCGGTCCTTTTTTGTCCGGTCCATGTAGGCGTCGAGAATGGAATCTCGGTATTTGTCCAGAACGTCAGCGGTCTTTCGCAACTCAGCGGCGCTACCCATCGCCATTGTCCACGGATTATGAACCATCATCATGGCATTTTTTGCCATAACGACGCGATCTCCAGCCATCGCAATGTAACTGGCAATCGAATACGCCGACGAATCCACAACAACGTCAACGCCGCCCTGATGCCGCTTCAGTGCGTTAAAAATTGCTCGCCCTTCGTCCACGCTTCCGCCGGGGGATGAAATCCGAAGCGTCACTTTGCGGCCTGACATCTTCGCAAGGTCTGGGAGTACTGTGGCCGCATCGATCATTCCCCAAAACGAGGAACCAATTGCATCGTAAAGAAAGATTTCGCCGGTTTCCAAATCAGACTGGTACATGCTTTGTAACCTTTTCGACTAAGGAGTCATGAACGAAAATTGAGTTGACTCGTGTCGTCCCGAGTCGCGTGTAATTGAAATCACAAGCAATCGAATAAATGGTTTCGGCGTTGTCTTGAATCTTGAAGCCTCCATCGATCTCAATGCCTAGCAGCCACGCTGGAACACGCCCTACATCATCCGTATTTGCAGGATGACATTTGTCGAAGTGTTCCACCATCAGCATTCTCGGTTTGTGATACGTCAAAATCTGCTCCATGATGACGCGGTCGATGCTGTCAACGTCAATCACGCACAGCATTAAGTTGTCACCAAGGTGGCAACTCGTGTTTAGGACGAATGCTGCGCGAAGATTCGCTTTTGGAAACTTTTCGTGAAGTTTTTCAAGGGACTCTGAATCTCTTTCAAACAGCACGCAATCAAGCCCGTAATTGTAAAACGGCTCGATCGTCAACGGCAGTCCTTCTCCGTCGCCAGCCCCGACCTCAACGCACTGGCCCGGCTGGTTAATTAGGTTCGCCAACGCAACTAAAATTCCCTGTTCACCGAATTGCCAACCGCCTGACGTTTTTGTCAGCCACTCGAACTCAGGCCGATCGGCCACGAATCCTTCCGTCATACTGTCGCTCCAAGTATGTAATCTGCCAAATCCTCAACCCGCTCGCCCCACGATGCCGTGAGTTCCCCAACTGCGTCTGGGAGTGCCTTTGCTGCCGTCTTGCTCATGACTTCAATCAAGGCATCCTGTGAGATTCGGCAGTGCTCAGCGGCCGCGTATGGCGTTCCTCCGAGTTGTTCGCAAACATCTCCCAGCGTGTGTTGCCATTTTGCGTAAAACTTTTCAACCGACTGAATCGGCGTTTTTGTTTTGACCGCTGCTGCCACTCGCTGCTGCTCAATAGCCAGCAAAGGACGTAGCCGAGAGACTACGGCCATTCGTTGCACTGCTTCTGTTTCTGGATCGTCCTCCGGCTCAGGATCTTCTGGAACGTCCGGCGAATCCTCTTCCATTGGTGCCGTCACTGTGATTGCTGGATTCTGATATTCATCCCCGCCGTCATAGGGATTCATGTCCAGTTTTTCGCGTGCCTCATTCGGGCTGATCACCGTTGCCGCAATTAGCTTCGTCAGGTATTCGGCCTGTTTCAGCGGGTCCATTCTCATAAGTGCGTTTGTGTTGAACTTGAAATAGTGCGTTTCGCTCGTCAACTGGCGTTCCGTCAGCAGTGATCGATTGCACGCA